CTGTTAATGCCTGCCATCTTGTTACAGAACTTAGACAAAACGGCAACTACTTCATGGGTAAGTCTTTAATTCTTGATACACCAATGGGACAATTGCTCAAAAGTTTAGTCAAAGACAAAATCCAAATGGGTATTTCTACCCGTGGTCTTGGAAATCTTACGGAAGCCACGGATGGAAAACGAGTTTCAAACTTTCATCTTATATGCTTAGATGTAGTTCATCAACCTTCTGTGCAAAATGCAATGTTGGAATCAATTTTAGAATCAAAAGAATGGCTCGTTGGTTCAGATGGAAGAATTATGGAAGTTTCTTACAACGCATTTTCTAATTTAAAAGAATCATTAAATAAGCTACCTAAGCATGAAACAAATGCTTTCTTAAAAGAGCAATTGACTAATTTTATTAATTCTCTCAAATCCTCTAAATAATTTTATGGACACAGAAAAAAAAGACATCAAACAGTTCATTTCTAACGTTGTTGACAGAAATTACAGTCAAGCTAACAACTCTTTACAGAAAATGATTGAAAACAAGCTAAAAAATAAAATTAAAGCTTGTCTTGAACCAAAAAATTAACACCAACAAGATAAATAAAATATAACATGATCAAGAATATTCTAAGTGAACAGTTCAAGGATTTGATTACAGAAGAGACTCTTACGACAATCGAAGAGGCTTTTAATCAAGCCGTTGAAGAAAAGTCAAAGGAAAAGATTCAGCTTGAATCCCAAAACGTCAAACAAAAGCTTGATGAAGAGTATACATCCAAACTTCAACACGTAATTGATAGGATCGACGAAGATCACACAAATAAACTTAAAAAGCTCGTTGAAGCAATTGATACAGATCATGCCGTAAAGCTCCAGAAGCTTGTCAAGGGCATTGACAAAAAGCACACATCAATGCTAAATCAGCTTGTAGAAAAATACGAAGGACAGATTGCTGATGATGCTAAGTCATTTCAAGAAAAACTCGTTGAAGAAGTTTCTAACTATCTTGATTTGTATATCGACAAGAATATTCCTAAAAATCAAATTTCTGAAGCTGTTGCTAATATTAAAGCTGCTAAACAACTTCAACAAATCCGTCAGATTGTCGGAATCTCTGAAGAGTTCATTGACAATGAAGTCAAAGAAGCTCTTGTTGACGGAAAGAAAACAATTGATTCACTTAGAGGCGAATTAAACGTTGCTTTAAAAGAAAACGCAGACCTAACATTGCGTTCGAATAAAGCCCAGGCACACATCATTCTTGAACAAAAGACGGCTGATATGCCTTCAGCTAAAAAACAATTTGTAAACAAACTCTTGGGAAATAAAGCTCCTGAATACATTCAAGAGAACTTCCAATATGTTGTTGATATGTTCGAAAGAGAATATCAAGACGAGGTTGATGAGATTAAAGAATCAGTCAAACAAGAATTTGTAAAAACTCCTGCAATCGATCGTCCTCAAGTGATTGCAGAAAGCGTAGAATTTAACAATGAGATCGAACGAGCTGAATCAGGTGATACAGTAAACGGCTATCTGAACGAGATGAAGAAACTTAACAGATTTTCTGCTAAATAATTCACTCACAATAAAAGGAAAAACACAAATAAAACTATGTCAAACTTAATGCATATAAACAAAGATTATGCTCAGACTTTGGTTGAGAAATGGGCTCCAGTTTTGGACTTCAAATCAGACAAAGTTTCTGAGATCACAAACGAAACAACACGCTTAAACACAGCTATCCTCTTGGAAAACCAAGAAAAGTGGTGCTTACGGGAAGCCAGCAATTCTGCCTCTACAGGTGGAGTGTTTGGTGCCCATCAGCCAACTGCTGGCGCCTATTCTGGCGACAGATACGCTGCTGGCGATGCTCGTTTACCTAAAGTCCTTATTCCGATGATTCGTCGTACATTCCCCGAGCTCATTACTAATGAGATCGTCGGTGTACAACCAATGACCGGTCCAGTCGGCCTTGCTTTCGCAATGCGCTACAAGTACGAAGATTCCGCTCTCGGATATTCTGCTAATGGCGACGGAAACAATCCTTCTGGCTCACTTGGTGCTAATACAGCACAAGCACATGAAAAAGAACTTGGGTACAACTACCTTAACAATGCCTTCACAGGTGCAGTTTCTCCAGAACTCAGCGGTAAAGCTGGTGTTTGGGATTCTTCCACTGGTGCTGGTAATCTTCTTGAAGATTCTGGTGTTGGAGCTTTCATGAGCCAATTTGAGCTTAGCTCAAAAATCCCTCAGATCACAGTTTCGTTTGAGAAAACAGCCGTTGAAGCTTTAACCCGTAGGTTAGCAGCTAAATGGTCTGTTGAGCTCGAGCAGGATCTTAAAAATATGAACGGTATCGATATCGATGCTGAGCTTACTAACGCCATGTCTTATGAGATCCAGGCTGAAATCGACCGCGAAATGATCGCCCGTATGATTCAGGTCTGCCTCAATGCTGGTGAAGGTGTTGGTTATTCCACATGGTCTGCTATCTCTGCTGACGGTCGTTGGTCTGGAGAGCGCGCTCGTGACTTCTACAACAGAATCGTTGTTGAAGCTAACCGCGTCGCTATTCGCAATCGTCGTGGTGCCGCTAATTTCATTATCGCCACTCCACGTATCTGCGCTATTCTCGAGACTCTTCCAAACTTCAGCTGGATGCCAGTCAATGGTAATGTGAATACACAGCCTGTTGGTATTGCTAAGGTCGGTTCGGTCGGTGGTCGTTTCCAAATCTATCGTGATACTCGTACAGAAGCACAAACAAATGCTGGTTACACAACATCCAACAAGGGTGGCGGATACGTTCCGACTCGTAAGGCTATTGATTATGCTCTTCTCGGATATAAGGGTGCAGAATACTACGACAGTGGTATCGTCTATTGCCCATACATCCCTGTAATGGTACAGCGCACGATTGGTCCTAACGACTTCAGCCCACGTGTTGGATTGCTCACTCGTTATGGAGTGGTTGACCACATCTTTGGTGCTAGCTTGTACTATCACTTAGTGATTTGCACAGGACTCGGCGAGTCGTTCAGACCTGGAACAGCTGCAATTTATCTCTAATACAGATATTTGCTTTCAGGCAAACAATTCAGAAACCCGGTCGAAAGACCGGGTTTTCTTTTTTATGGAGTTGATTTATAACTATTGTGAATGTAATATAAGATTATGAGCAATAATCAAGCAGGCAAAGGGGACAAACCTCGACCAATCATCAAAAGAGCATATGATAATAATTTTGATCAAATCGTTTGGAAACGTTCTGAGGAAAAGGAAAGCGCCAGTAAAAAAGGAAAGAAGACCTACAAGTATTAATCTACTTTAATTTCAATTATTTTGTCGAAGAACACAGAAGTAATTTTTTCGGGAATCTTAGGTAAAAAGCGAGTAGGCAAAGAGCCCAATCTATAATCAAAATATAGTATTCCTTCTTCTGAATAATTCTCTACGTTGAATGGAATGGGTATATCAAAATTTTCTTTAATATTTTTGTCAGACATTAAAGAAAATTGAATAAAATAATGAATTTTTTTGTATAAAATAAGTTTTCCTTTTTTTATAACTTTATTGTTTAAGTGAATGCTTAAACGTTTTTGTAAACAAGAAATTAAAATTGGTTCAATTTCTACGTTGTTAATTGTTAAAGTATTCATATTAAGTATTCATAAACCGAGCTTTTTGATCAGCAGACATATCCACTAACCGCTCATAAAAGTATTTCCAAAATGGGGCAGGATCTGGGCTGGTTTTAATTACAGCAATAACCTCTACGTCATTGCAATTAATCATGCGAAAGTTTTGCATAAACACGTCCCAGGTCGCTACTAAGTTTTTTGAAGAAGGATCGTATTTTAAGGACCCTGTCGGTTGTACAAAGTTCAAAACTCTTTTGCCTGGAACCGATAACAAGAGTCTTTTATCGTTTGTGCAAAGCATTCTTCTATAATCCCCAAAGCCGGGCTTTTGAATTCTCCGACGAAAGCGCAGCTCTGCAGCGTTTGTCTGCAATAGTATAAACAAAGCTGTTCTTCCTAATTGCATTAATTAGTGGCAGGTCGACAAATACCGAAGATCCTATCTTCGTTTAGAAAAATGTTGAGTTTTCCATTTCTCTGCATTCCTTTAATTCCTTTGTCTCCAGGAAAAATTACATAATGCCCTGTTTTTACTTGCTTTGTGTTTGGTCCAGCCAAAACAACCTTGCCTACTCTCCAAGCTTTGTTGTCTACTACCTCTGCAGGAAGAATAATGCCGTTTCGAATCAATGATTTACCGTCTTCTGCTGTATCTGCATACACTACCTGAATTACATCTCCAAGTAGTTCCGTAATTTCAAAATTTTCGGGAAGTGGGCAGTCTTGATATAATTCCACGTCTGCAATACCATTGTTTTCTCTGGGTAATAAGTGTGAGTGAGGAGTTTGTTCCATAGTGTTAATTAGATCCAGAAAATTTTACGTCAACTGATAAATAACTATATGATATTTAAAGACACAGAACTTTTAACGAATCTTTACGAAGGAATTACTAACAATAAGTTGCAAGACAAAAAAGGAAAAAAAGAGTTAGAAGAGGCTAAAAAGGGCAAAAAACCTGAATTTTTGTATTCTAACAAAAATAAAGATGAAGATGAACCTATGAGCAAAACTCTTAAAAAGAAAGCAATGAAAGAAGGGTTACTTACGTTTAAAGATCGCTTTGAAGCTGTAATGACAGAAAATGATTCAAGAAGAAAGTCTATCAATAGAACCAAGTAAAAACATCGCTTCTCTGTTTGAAATTTCACATCGTTGAGCAATAGCTTTCGCTTTAAGGTCTATTTCAATGTCGGTGTCTTTAATTTTTTTGATGTAATTTATTCTTGGAGAGTATTTCATTTTAGGAAAAAAAGAAATCATTGTTTTGTAGTGCAATTCTTTGTTTTCTAGTAAAATTTTAGAGTTTACTTGATTAATAGATAAACATAACGTTGGATTAATAAAACTTAACCAACGATTAACTAAAAAAGGAACATATTCATCTAGTGGTAAATCTCCCTTTTTGGTTACAATTATGTCTTTTAGGTAATCAAAGATTGTCACGTCTGGTTTCTATAAAAATGCTCTTTGTTAGATAGTGAAACGAATCAACTGCGTTTTGTTGGAACTCTTCTAGCTGTTTTTTATCAAAAGACAAACAATTAATTTTGTCAATAGACAGTTCGATTGCAAATATGATGTGAAATACAATTGAATCCTTAATGGGATTGAGTATTGATAAGGAAACTTGTTTTCCGTCAACAAATATGCTGTTTTCGTCTACAAAACATTGTTTGTTTGTTGTTACAGAAATAAAAGAACCGAGTTGATTCAAAAATAACCTTTGAAAACAAGCTCCGCCAAACATATTTACACCAGGAAGCTCTACAGCAAGTACGAGTGATTTCTCAATAACAAGCGGTCCGATAACTGTTGGAGAAATAAAGGATAAGATATCTCCGTGAGGAGAAACATCTTCTCCAAATAATTTAAATGCAAATCTTTGCTGAACTAATCTACAATCATACAGACCATCGTCGTTGAGAAACTGTCGAATTTGGTTGTCGTTTAAGATCATTTGCAGTAAGTTTCTTTGAATTTAATGTTCGCTTCATCCCACTGGTTTGTCAACATTGAGTCCCCTAACCCATAATGAATAACACGGATTGGAAGAACTCCGCATGTGACTGATTTTTGATTAGCTCGCAAACAAAACGCTATATCATAAAAATGAAAATTAAAGTTTTCATCAAATGAAAGATCCTTTTCTTTTAAATTTTTTATCTTGCAAGCTATAAACAACCCATCAATAGTCAAAGATCTGCTTTTTGTTGGACCAAAAATTGTTGTCCAAACCTTTCCTTCGTTAATGTGAGAGACTTCCCCCACATAGTCCTCTCTTGGTGCACAAAGATGCCAAGCAAGTTTTTCTGCTTGTGTATTGAACGATTTGGCTCCTGCAAGACCTGTTATAGAATATGGACTTTGGGTTAATTTTTCGTAAAGAAAAATATCTTCAAGCACTACATCATCGTGAACGAACAACGCGACCTTGTCGTTGTTCTTTGGGTCATTTAAAATTTCGTTATAACACTGAGACAACCCTTTTTTATTATCTTTAAACACATGTAAATCTACGTTGGAGTTAGATTCATATTGTTTTTTTAGACTCTGAAAAATAGGTCTTTGTTCGAACTCTTTATCAGTTTTAGCTTCTGTACAGGTAACAATTAGTAGTTTGCTCATACGTCTTTATATTTTTGTTTAAGGTATTCAATATTTTTTTTAGCCAACATCTGCTGCTCGTTTGTGAGAGTTGCATCAAAGTATGCATTAGTTGTTGGAATTCTCGTTACATTTTGTGTAGTAAAGTCAATTCCATTAATTGCAGCAAGAATTGTATAACAACTGTCGGAACTACGAATGTTTGGAATTTTATTTTGTAAATAATAATCAAACTCTGTGTGTTCTCCCATTCCGAGAAGATGAAGAGGCTTTAACAGCAAATTACGCTTTAGTAACTCTTCAACGCACTGATTTCTAGATACAGCAATGTGAGTATCTCCAGTCGCATCGTTCCAACATTTGGGAACAGCAATTTTGCTAAGACCAAGACACTTGACAAACGGACTAACAAGCATGTTATAAAAGCATTCAAACCAAGTCTCTTTATTGCTACCTTGAGGACAAGCAAAAATCCAGGTTGAACTAAGTAAATTCGAGGCTTTCATTTTTGACACAAAACTTCTAAAGTTTTGCAATGTTTGTTGAGAGTCAAAAAGCACATCTGGAGCAATGACTTCGGATGGTTTAAGTTCCTTGACTGCTTCAATCAAAGCATCTTCTGTCACTAAGCTTTCTTCAGCTGCACCGTTATCCAATGTTATAAAGGCTTTTGGATTTGCTTTTCTAATATTAAGAAAGTGGCTTCTGTAAATTGAGTTATTAAGATAGTGATGAGCTAAAGCGAAATATCTATCGCCATTTTCCATCATATCTAGATGGTTATTTGGTGGGATTGTATAGAATTTCATTTATTCTTAAAAATATATTGTTTTACATCGAGTATTCCAAGATCAATGTCCCCTTGTTCAGCTTCTTTAAATGAAATTGCGTCCCCTTGTCGGGCTCTTTCCTTGTATCTTAACTTTCTTTCCTTTTTAGGGCATTCGATCCACAAAAGAGTTGCTTCTGGAAAGTGCTTTATAATTTCTTTTTGTCTAACACCTGATACAATGTATTGCTTCACGTCGCTTAAAGGCATCTTGCGTATCAAATTTTCAACAATTTGTTCATGAAGATGCTTTGAATCTTGAAGTTGCTTTCTGTCACTTGTCTGTTTAATTTCTCTAACAATATCTCCAATTTCAATAAAAATTCCATCAACCAACGCAGCAAGAGCCTTCGAGTAATGGGTTTTACCGGAACAAAGCTGTCCACAAACAAACGTTATCATCTGTATACTTTAGCTCCGTTTTCGTTATCTTCAAGAACTTCTACTGAAGAACAGTTGAATTTTTCAAGCAAATGCTGAGAGAGCATTTCACACGACATTGCTCCAAGATCTCCAGGTCTTCCAAAAGCAACTTCAAGATATTTAACAATATCTTGTTTGAAAAGAATAATTTCAACATCTCTATCAGAATGTGTTACTTCTTTCTCAAGGGTGATGTGAAAAATATGCCTATGCTTGTCTTTTAGCATATGAATCCAAGGTTGATTAGGAAGCATTTCAGCCACACCAGGCCAATTATGAAGAGCTTCGTATTGTAGCTTTACAATAATATTTGTTATCATCAAGGTCAGTATAAAGGAAAAAAGGCCCAATGCAACAGCAAAGGGCCTTTTTTATTTTGTTTATTTTTAGGCTTCGACGACGGCTGCAAATTGCCCAAGATTGTTACGCACATTGTGGTAACGAGGACGAAGAATTGCTTGGTTAGTACGATCCAAAAAGCCTACAAACTCGTACTTTGACGGATTCAGATGACGAGCGATCATCTTTTGTTTGCGGTTTTGAGTGAGACTGGAATCGAGGTTAGTCTTTCCAGTGATTTGTTCGATTTGTTTGATTACTGTGTTCATTGGATCTTTATAATCTAATGAATATTTTTAGAGTCAACTGTTATTTTTTAAATTATTAATTTCTTCAGTTAAATCTTGAATTGCTTTTACTAATATCGGAATTAATTTTCCGTATGAAGCTTCAATCTTGTCTGGATTTGATTCGTCAACCAACCCAGGAACAACAAAGTCTGTTTTTTGTTGAGCTTCTACTAATTGTTGAGCAATAAATCCGATATCAGAGCAACCGACTTTGCTTCCATCTCTTGAGTTCCAGTCAAATGATACCGGCTCTAACGCATTAATGAACGCTAAAGCTGGCGAAAGAAGGGATATATTTGTTTTGTCCCTTTTGTCTGAAAGACTGGTAATTGAACCAGCTTGACAGCGCAATGTTTTAATTGCAGCGTTACCTAGATTTATAGTATTTGATTCGTCACAACAATTTGGAGCACTTTGATTTCCAATGTATGTGTTGTTAGTTCCAACTGTATTATAAAATCCTGCATTATATCCAATAGCCGTATTGCCGTTTCCTGTACTATTTGAGCCAAGAGCTTGATATCCAATAGCTACGTTGCCCGACCCAGAAGTAACAGAAGATAAAGCGTTCGTTCCAATTGCTATGTTTTTATATCCAGTAGTTAAATTTGCAAAATTATTTTGACCGACTGTAATGTTGTCTGTTCCTACTGAACGGGTTGTCCAAAAGGACGAAAGACTTTGAACCGTTGTATATGCCCCATTCCAAAGAGGAAAATTGGCGTTTACTAGAGCAATAGTTGGAGCAATAAATGTGTTTATATAAGGAATATAAGAAGAGCTTGATGCTTGAAACAACGTTGAGAGAGCAATTTTTTGTGTTGTTCCTGAATTGACTATTGGTAATACATCTGCTAAAGAAACATTAACAAATAGAAGTTCTGGTAAATTGGATATTTTTGTATCAGCCATAGTGTTAACAATTATTTAATAAAAAATCCAATTCTAATCTATCTCCGTTTTCTTGTAACAAATAAAGAGTGTCTCCATCTAACAACACAAATCCCGATAACGAAGGAGTTGATATTATAGGATATTGAGAATTTAGTACCGAAATACCGCTATTAAAAGGAAATTGATATGGAGTAAATGTAGTCGGAGAAGAATATGTATTAATTTTTACGTTATCTGTAAGCTTGCCGTAGCCTGCTGGGTTTTCAAAAATAATGTCTACAAGCCCTGGACAAGTTGCTGAGGGCATTAGGAACCTAACGGTGGAATTTTTGTCATAACTCCATTCACAATGGAGAAGCTTTACACCAAAAAACGGTGGGTATTTATTAGAAGTTTTAGCAGGAAATTTTTCAAATGGATTGTGCTCAGTCGAAATGTCGTGTAACGGATGACCAGAAAGATATACGTTTGTTAAATTTTCAAAGCCAGAACCAATTACTTCAAACCAACGGGTTTGTCCTACATTGACAGAGTAAGCAGACTTTATATATTTTGGCTTAGGAGGAACGCTATAAATCATATGTTGGTCCTAATACAAGGCTCTAGTAAGTATTCTGATACAATATTTTTAGAAGGAGTTATAGTTGTTTCTATTGTGTGAATATTTTCAATTGAATCAGGCAAAGATTGAAAGACCCATCCCTTAAACGTAAAAGATAAATCTGCAACAACTCTTGCAACTGTAGTTGCGTTTAGGTCTGTTGGATATTGTATGCTCACATTCCCGTCCCAAACTACTTTTGAACGAGTTTCATGATCTTGTCTATTTGGGGTTCTCCAAGATATTACAAAGTAAGGGTTAATATAGGGAATCAAATGAGATATAATTTGATCCATGTCTTCTTGGTATCTCGTTAAGATAGAAACTTTGTAGTTAATGTCGATTGGCAAAGGAGCTTTTTCGTGTAGACTGGCAGTTGAGTATTTTGGAGTGTGAAATGTACCTAGTATTTTATTTGCAACACGACCTTGATCTCTTGCAATTCCTCCTATTTGAACAGACATAGCTGGAAGTTGTATGTTTTGATCCTTATCAAGCAAGTCAGCAAGCACTCTTTGCTTGGGGGCATATACAATTCTCACTTTAATTTGATCTCTTGCTTCTTTATGGACGTTGAATCTTTTAATTACAATGTCGCTCATCGAAGCTAAAAACTGATTAGTCATCGTAATTAATTCGTGATCGTACGTGTAAGTGTTCATTTATATAGTATATTTAACAAAAAAGAGCTTGAATTACTTCAAGCTCTCCTTTGAACACCCGCAATCTGTTGTTAATCTTCCCACTTAAAGCTGCCTTTAGTGGTA